AGCTCGCTCCCGTTTGCGTTTCTGTTCCTGCTAAATTAGCTGACCCATTCGATGGACCAAGGCTCGGCAAGTCTGTCCAACTCGTCGTAAGTGCCGGTATACGTAACGCTCGCCACGATTTCCTCTTTGTCAGCCATCGTCAAGTCAATGTTATCCATGTTGATTGCATTGTTAAGCGTGATAATCACGTCACGTCCGTCTTTCGTTTGGCCAATCCATTTGACCGTCACGTAGTCCGACGTTTCGATGTTATCGGTCGCCTCAAGTACGCCAGCAGTGACTGCTGTCGCAGGGTAAAGCGTCTCTAAACGTGATGCGCTAAGCTCGAGCGAGTTAACGGTCAGTTTTGGAATGGAACGGATTTTGCGGACGCGGCCCTTGACCGGTCCGTAGTCGCCGTCTGCCTCGATGACGCGATATTCGCGCTCGACGGTAAACTGACCGCCGCCACGAGTCAGGCCGATGTTGACGTTGTTGATTTGAAACACGCCATCGCCCAAAATGATATCTGCTACTGCCATGTGGTTTCCCTCCTAATTTTCATGTGTTCGAATCTGATAAATATAACGTCTGCGGTACACTCGTCTGTCGTTCTCGTCGAACGTCAAGCGGTTCTCGCGGTAGACCGACATGCCGAGCTGTTTGCCCGCGTCGTTGATGTAAAGCGTGGTGCGATGAAGCGCCTGGTCTGCGAGGTGCATCATCTGTTCCATGTCGTACGTGTTTTCATCATTTCCCCAGCCATCGACGTCAAGCACGAACCGCTCAAGCGTTCCGTCGTCGATGCTGTTCGAGATGTCAAAAACAAGATACGGAAATGTCGCATTCGGTGCGGCCTTTTGATAAAACACCTGCTTGCCGGTAGCCTGCATCAGTGTTTTCAGTTGCTTTCGTATTTCAAGCATCTTAATCATCGTCAGCCACCTCAGCGTTCTCATCAATCATGCGCTGCGCGGTCATCTCGTCTTCGATGTGCTTGAGATATTTCGCTGAGATTTCCTGAATGACGTTGATGTTCTCGAATACCGTTTTGCGAAGGATGTCGCGTTTCGGTTGCCCGTCAAGCCCGAGTTCCTGGTCAACTCCGTACCAGGTTTCGTGCTTGATGCCGACCTGCAAATCTGTCTCACGGCGTCTGTTCCATGATTGAAACGCATTCTTGACGCGCTGTGAACGCTTCATCGAATGGTTTGCAATCGCGCGAACCTTGTCCCGTGCCTTGAATGTGACAAGTTTCCCGATATCTCGAAGTGCCGCGCGTGTGAGTTCCTCGAGCGTGTACTCGGCTCTCTCCACGCTTGACGTAAACTTCACGCCATTTCTGTTGATTCTGACAACGCTTCTCGGTAATGGCATGTCAATACCCTCCCGTCTGGACCATGCCGGAACATACCAACTCTGTGATTTCGTCATTCTTGGAGTACGTGCGGATGATTACGTACTCCTTCGAATTGAAAAGCAAAGTCGGCTGTCCGTCATAGTCAACCGAACGCACCTCGAACATCAGTTCAGGCTTCAGTCCAGTAGCAAACGCTTGATAAAACTCTGATGCGCGGATGGATTTCTTATTCGCAAATACGACGACCGGCGTTTTGTTGAAAACGCGGTCACCGTATTCGTTGATGGTCATCGATTCCGCTTGAAGCGTAATCACTTCACGCCACATCATGTGTAATCATCCCCTAACAAGAGCGACATTTTAAGATGCGTGTACGCACTGATCAGACGCTCATGGTCGGGATTGTCATATCCGAAATGTGCTTTCACGTACGTGGTCACGGCACGCTTGATAAGAGCATCCGAGTCACTGTTCGCTTTCGCAGGCAGCACGCCCGCCAGGATCAGATCCTGACGAGCCGCTGCAATCAAATCTGTGATTTCGCTATTGAGCGCCGTGTGCGACACTCGCAGTGCGATTTTAACGTCATCGAGCATCGCCATTTAGCTCACGCTCCTTCGCTATTAGGCTTTAACGATTTTAACGAATGCTTCAGCAAGTGCAGGCTTACCATCAGCAACTGCCAAGCCACGGAATACTGTTTTGCCACTTGCAAATCCTGCTTCGCGGGACGCCTCAATCGTTGGCGCTTGCGAGAAGTTCAAACGGTAGTAAGAGAAGTCACCGAGCAAGATGGTGTCGTCTGGAACGTAGTCGTTCAATACGACAGGGTAGCCAAGGATAGCCATTGCAGCACGGTCTTGTGGGTTGTACGTGAAGATTGGTTGGCCGTCCGATGCTTTGATTTTGCGAAGTCCGCCGAAAAGCGATTTGCGGTTCATGACGAACACTGCGGATTGGTGGTACATTGTCGGAAGCAATGCCAAAGCGTCAACCAAATCGTCATAGCCAAGGCTTGTTGTGTAATCAGAAGTGTTATCCGAATTCCAAGTGATGCCTGCAAGAATACCCGTAGGCTCGCCGGAACCATCACCGTTCACGATTGCGTTCTCGAATGCGATGGACAATTGGCGACCGATTTCAGCACTGATGTAGGACTCAAACGCGTCGATTGTCATTGCGCTTGCCGCTGCACTGATCTCGACCAACTTGATGATCTCATAACCGCCCAAAGTAACAGTGACAACTGTGTCGTCCTGAGCTGTTCCGTTCGAACCTTCTGCTTTCCATTGTGCAGCGTTTTTCGCGTTTGCGACAACGAACGAAAGGTTGCCTGGTACGAATGATACGGTGATGAAGTTGTAAAGAGCGCTTGTTTGGCGCAACTTGTCAATGATTTGGTTCAATGTTTGCGTCGGAACGGCGCCACCTGCGCTGCCGGATGCAGTGGTAAGTGCGCGTTGCTCAACGTCGCTCAACGATTTGCCTTGTAGATTTTTGAAAAATGCTGAACGGTATTCAGCGGATGCAAGAATTTGTTCTCTTTCCATTTTTTCTACCCCTCTTTCTTCAACTTGTGGTTTGATGATTGGCGTTGCTTCGATTTGTCCAACGTTGATTTGCTGAGCGAGCGCTTGGCGCTTCTCAATCTCTGATTTTTCTGTCTCAAGTGCGCGAAGTTCTGTGTCGATGGACTCCATGTCGATTTCAGCGTCAGAGCTGAGCAACTCACGGATCTCGAGCTTACGCGCCTCGATTTCGTGTAAACGGTTCATGTGTTGACCTCCTAAAATGTGAATGTGCGAAGCAGTAACTTCTTCCGCAATTCAGCGCTATCCAGCGCCTTGCGCTCCTTCTCGGCCTCCGCCTCGAAGAAACTCCTTGCAGAAATTGAAGTAGTATCGTAAGCCGGAATATCCACGGCAGACACGTCGTAAATGCGTTTGATGCTTTCAATAACTCGCATCCGATTTTCTTTATCGTAGCGGTCGCCCGCCACCGTAAAGGAAAATGACATGCGGTCAATATAACCGCCCCTAATTTCCTCGTAGAGCTTACGCCCTTCTTCGGTTCCGTCGAGTTTTGCACGGACGAACAGACCTCTTTCATCAATCCGAAGTTCCAGCGTGTTGTTACGAGTTCGGGCCATAACCTTGCCACCGTGATTGTAGTTGAAAATCACGTCTGACATGTTTGACGCAAGAAGCGCCTTGCGGTCAATCATCTCTTTATACTCCACGCCGTCAATTTCAAATAGCACGGTTGGCTGGTCAAACGTAAGCGCGTAGCCTTCGACGTATAAGCCGTCACTGTCCGTCTCCGCTTGCCTGAGTTCCCACTGCTGAATCATTCGAAACTGTCTGTCCTTGCGTGTCGGTTGTTGCTCCATTTGGCGCACCTCCCATCTGATATTGATTGGCAATCGAAGCGTCGACAAAGTTAAGCGAAACTATCCGCTTATCTCCGTCTGGTATCGGTGCCAGGTTGAATATATCGCGAGCCTCGTTCATCGACAGCAAGCCTCTGTCCATCATCACCGTGATGAGGTTCAGCTTCGTTGCGTTCGATGCGTATTGAAGGCGATTCGCTTCGAATATGATCTCGTTTCCGAGTCCCTGCTCACGTTGCGTGAACACTTTCGCGGTGAACTCCAGCGACATTTCAATCGCATTTGGTTCTACAACAGACTCGTAAAAGGCGTTCCACTGTTCTTCCGTGTAATCGGACTTGACGATGGACGGGCTCACGTTGAAATACTTATAGACCTTATCCTCAATCAGTTCCATCTGCTTTGCGTCGGTGATTTTTGGGTCGTTGTTCAGCGGAACGTACTCCGCTTTTGCATCCGTCGCGGCGATTCCGCCATTGTTCGAAATGTTCAAATAGTCCGCGACAAACGCATCGCGATGACGTTTCATTTCCTCGGGCTTGAGCATCGCTTGCGTGAACTTTAGCAGTCCGCGCAGGTTCGCGCTTGACTTGATTGCGTTCACAATGCCCTCGTTCGTCGTATGGATCAGTTCCAGCGTCGGCATGAGCGCCGCGTGGTTCGTCTCACCGTACAAATCGTTTTTGTAAAAGAACCTGCGAAGGTGAATCACGTCGGTGTAAGGCAAAGTGACCTTGTGGCCGCCGAGGAAACTGAACTGAATGAAAACCTCGCCTTGCGATTCTAAAAACTCCGCTTGACTTGCGTTGATTGGATAAAAACCTTTAGCCTGCCCGTTTACGTCCCAATCAACGAACACGTAGCTGTTGTTCTGCATGTACTTTTGCGTAATCACTTTGTACCAAAACGTGTACGCATCCATGTACGGATTCGGGCGAACACCAAGCAAATACTCGATGTTTGAATTTGTATATGACACGTTGCCTTTCACGCGGCGAATGTGCTTAGGTTTCAGCTTCGCACAGTTCCGCGCAATCGCGTCTACTGCCGAACGGACCACATCGCTGTCATACGCATCGCTCATCATGGTGAAGACCGGCATGTAGCCGTTCATCATCTTGAGTGATTGCGTTTGACTCGGCTGCGGCCTGCGTCCGAATATCTTGTCGAACAGTGATCTGCGTTCTGCCAAGACGCCACCTCCTTATATGAGCGCTTTGTAGTCGCTCATCTTATTAAAAAGAACCGTATACGCTATCAGTAGCGAAACGGTTCCGTCTATTCTTTGTCGTTGGTGCGAGCCTTTCAT